CGAAGGATACGTTTACGACGTAAACCACTTCCGAGGAGCCCGAGATCAACGCAAATTCCCGTTGAAAATGACACGAGGACGCACCTTCCCATTCGAAGTACTTGAATTCGCGAAAGTGGACTGATGGAAGTCTCGTTGGAACCTTGGGAATATGACTGGGCGATGAACGTCGCAGCACGACGCATCAGCGCCAACTGGGGGAAACGCGACGCCAAGCATTACGACCGATCCAGAATGGAAGATGATCGCACCGCGTCGGCAGCAGCCTGCGTTTGTGAACTAGCAGTCGCCAAAGCAACCAACCGATACTGGTCAGGGCACGTCTGGCACAAAACAGAACACAATAAATATCGTGAATTTCCTGATGTTGGCACCAACATTGAAGTGCGCCGGGTCAGAACACGAGACACTGCCGCCGTGCGACGCCACCAACTCGGAAAAGGACTCGTCCTATTTGTAGCGCGGCCCGAAATGCCAGAGATGTCATCAGTTACAATATTAGGATGGCTTGAATACGATCAAGCATGGGAACTTGGCAGTCCATCTGAATACGATCCGGAAAACACTAGAGTGATTGATGCCAAGTTACTCAAGGAGTTACAATGAGCGGTCAGAAAAATTTAACCAAAGAGTTTCTGGCTGAAAGAGATGTACGCATCTTCAAAATGCGGCAAGCCGGAGTAGCACCCGCAGAAATCGGACGCCGCTTCAGCATCTCCACCGCAGCCGTCAACTCCGCAATCCGACGGCAACTAGAAAAACTCAACCGAGAAGCACTCATGGCCTACCCAGAAGTGCTCCGCATGGAACTAGAACGCCTAGACGCACTCCAACAATCCATCTGGCCCCTCACCCAACACCGGCGCGTCACCCTAGACGACGGCACCGAAGTCACCGTCGAACCAGACCTCAAAGCCATCCAACAAGTCCTCGGCATCATGGACCGCCGCTCACGACTCCTCGGCATGGAACAAACCAACGTCAACCTCCAAGTCGAACAAGTCCAACCACAACGAGCAGTACTCGCCGACGCCATCAACAACCAAGCCGCAGCACACGACGCCTTCGACCCAGAAAAAGAAGCACGCCAACTTCTAGAACTCATGGGAAACGCCGGAGTGCTCCCACAATCCACGGTGAACGAACTACTCGGCCACCAGCCACAGAAAGAACTAGAATCAGCACATGCCGATCAGCAGGAAACAGATGTCATCGAAGCAGAACTCATCCACCCCGGAGGAGACGACACCCGAATCTACGGGACCTGACATGAACCAACCCATCGACAACATCGAAGCCGCCATGAGCAAAGTGGCCGAAGTCATCGAACCCACCATCGGCCCATCAACCGGCAGCGAAGAAGGCGAAACCGCCTCCAAACAAGTACTGATCCGGGCAACAGAACGAGATCACGAACGATGGAAGCGTGCCGCCGAAAAAGAAGGCATCAGCATGTCCGAATTCATTCGTAACTGCTGCAACAACGCCGCAGGCGACATCCTAGAATGTCAACACCCTGTTGAGATGCGGAAAACATATCCGTGGTCCGAACGGTGCCTGTCCTGCGGTGTACGCATCCGCTGATATGAGAGACTAGACGGATGGCACGCCGTCTAAGAATCGAACCGTACGACAACGACGCGATCGACGCCGACAACGACGGCATCGTACAAGAAGGCACCGCGTTCGAACGACCCGCAGGCACACGCCTCGTGGATGCTGTCGGCAACATCATCCAAAACGGGATCACCGCCACACAACGCGCCCAAGGACTCCGTGTCGTAGACCGTGACGGCAACACCGTCCCCTACACCCCCACCTACGGGCTCGCAGACGCCGCAACACCCACAGAAACCATCGCTGGTGCCCGCTCTACGTTAGGGACAACACTCGGGCAACGCTACGGGACCCTCGGTGATCGCAACCCGACCCTTGGTGCACGCCTCGGCACACTCGGCGAACGCGCAACTCCGGAACGGCCCGACGTAACCGTCAACACCCCCAACACGCCTGATGTGACGCCAAACGTCACACCAGAAACACCGGTAGGAACCCCAGCCGGACGCGCATACCGGGAAGCAGTCACCAACGCTGGAGGAACAGCATTCACCGACATCGTTGACGACCACGACACCTACCTCAAAATGGTTGAAGACGCTCAACAACGCGGAATTCTCGGAGGCCAATTCCGGCCCGCTAAATCTAAACAACAACTCGCAGAGAAACTAGAAAATCAGCGAGACAGTATCGACCGTCTCCTCACAGAAGAACTCGGCTCAACAACCATCAGCCCATCAAAACGCCGCCAACTAGAAACACTCCAACAACGCCTCCAATCAGGCGAATCAATCGAATCAATCGCTAGAGACACGGCACGCAAATATCGTGCAGAACTAGACGACGAAGACACCCAAGTTCGCATCGATTTCAGTTCCGGAATCCTAGACAGCATCATCGACTCCGGAGGATTCATCAGTTCATCCGACACACGCGCAATCGGTGAATCATCAGTCGGCGGAGAAGGAAGCGACCGAAACAAATACGAAACAACACTTGGCATCCCACCATCACTCGGAAGCGCAACACGCCCAGTCTCCTCATACGTCGTCGCCGGAAGCCAACATCGAAACCGAAACGCAGAAGACATCCCAAACAACCCGCAAGCCCCACACACCAACATTGACACCGACGAAGCAGTACGACGGGTCAACATGCTCGGCTCATACGGAGATGCCTACGTCGTCCTGAAAAAAGACAAAATCGGCGACCGCACCGGCGTGGTCAACGGAGACGCACCAACAAAATTCGGGGTACCCGGACGCCTCAACGGTGACGAAGACGACGCCATGAACACCCTCTTCAATGACGTAGGAACCGGACTACGTGGAAACAACGGAGACGGCTCACGGCTCCTAGACGCCCTCGCATGGGGATCCGACCCGCAATCCACATGGGAAGACCTCACCCGTCCAGACGCCATAGGAAACATGAACAACACCCAAAAACGTGGTGTCACCGGCAACTACCAAGAATCACTCATATTCGGAGGAGTCACCCTAGAAGACATCGAAGAATTCAGCCTCCCCGAAGGCTACGACACACCCTTCGTGAAAATTGTTCCCACCCCCGGCGAACCAATCAACGGTTTCAAAATAGACGGCCCGTCAGGACCACCTGCAACGAACAGGGCAGGAATCCGCGACTACCTACTCAGCAACGACGAAGTACTCAAATATTTGTCGCCAGAAGAAACCACACGTCTCAGAGAACGCCTCACCGCAGGCCCGCCCGACATCGACAACGAACTTTGGGATGCGATCTCCAACTCTGGGGCACACGTATCAATCTCTCATGTTGCCCGCCTACAAAAACGCGACGAAATCCGGCAACGCCTCAACCGGATGGGATTCACCGGCACCGTAACATTCGGCACACCCGGAGCAGTCGACCTAGAAAACCCGGCCAACCCGGCATTCGGCCAAGTCGCAGCACGAAACCCGGCAACCGGTGCCGACGCACTCGCCATGCTCACCGCAGAACGCCTCAAAACCATCCTCTAACAACAGCGCAAACCCCAAAAAAAATTTTCGCACACACCACCCGAAACTGTTAGGATTCCCCAATGGCTGACTATCCGATCCGTGTCCTCTCCCTCGGAGCAGGCGTCCAATCCACCACCCTTCTCCGCATGATCATCCACGGAGAACTCCCCCCAGTAGATCACGCCATCTTCTCCGACACCGGCTGGGAACCACAACCCGTCTACCAGCATCTACAACTCCTCCAACAAGAATGCGCCGACGCAGGCATCCCCCTACACATCGTGTCAAACGGCAACATCCGAGAAGACGCCCTAAATCCCGACAAACGATTCGCCTCCATGCCACTGTTCATCCGGAAACCCGACGGCACCAAAGCCATCGGACGCCGCCAATGCACCAGCGAATACAAAATCAAACCCCTCATGGCCAAACAACGCGAAATCGCCGGACTCAACCCCGGACAACGCTGCAAAGAACACCGAATCACCACCATCATCGGGATCTCATGGGACGAAACCCAACGCATCAAAGATCCCGCCTTCTCATGGATCCGACACGACTACCCGCTCGTAGACAACCGGATCCGCAGAGAAGACTGCATCAAATGGAACACCGATCACGGCTACCCGCCCCCACCACGATCCTCCTGCATCGGATGCCCATTCCACTCCAACGCAGAATGGCGAGCCATCAGAGACCAACCAGAAGCATGGGCAGACGCCGTAGATTTCGACAACCAAATCCGAACCGGACGACTCGGCAAACGCCTCGCACCATCAACCGGCTACCTCCACAAAGACGCCCTACCACTCACCGAAGTAGACATCCGAAGCCAAGAAGAAG